GAGCAGAGGAGCGCCATCCGAGACGAAGCCGATCAGGATGCCTGACAGGCAGGTGCGGCAGGCGACGACGATCCGATGTCCCGAGTGCCATAACTACGTGCCGACACGGGGCGGCTGTTTCGCCGGCCACTACCAGCCGCTGATGAAGAAGGCGCTGTGCTCCATGTCGAGCCAGCCGGTGCAGGTCAAGCCGTGACGCCCTGGCTGGCCGACGCCGACGTGGCGCTGTACCACGGCGAGGTTGAGCAGGTGCTGGCCGAACTGCCCGAGCGGTCGATCCAGACATGTGTTACCTCGCCGCCGTACTGGGGGCTGCGCGACTACGGCACCGGCACATGGACAGGCGGCGATGAGTCGTGCGACCATGTCGAGCGGCGCGTGACGAGCCGCGACGGCCTCGCGGAATGGTCTGCCGAGCACGCTCGCGGTGGAGGGCACAAGCCGGCGGACGCGCCCGGTATCCGGTACCTCGACGTCTGCGGCGAGTGTGGCGCTCGTCGGGTCGATGACCAGCTCGGCCTCGAGCCGACGCCTGAGGAGTACGTCGAGCGCCTAGTGCGGATCTTCCGCGGTGTGTGGCGGGTGCTGCGCGACGACGGGACGCTGTGGCTCAACCTCGGGGATACCTACAGCAGCGGCGGCCGCGACTGGTACGACGGCTCAGACCGGGTCAACGGCTCGGGGCGTGGACATGCCAGCCGACCGGACACGCCCCGCGGCCTGAAGCCGAAGGATCTGTGCATGATCCCCGCTCGTGTCGCCATAGCGCTTCAGGCGGACGGATGGTATCTGCGGCAGGACATCATCTGGAACAAGCCGAACCCGCTCCCTGAGAGCGTGCAGGATCGCCCCACGAAGGCGCATGAGTACCTGTTTCTCCTTACCAAGGCGCCGCGCTACTACTACGACGCGACCGCTATCCGCGAGCCCGCCTCTCCGAACACGCATCCGCGGGGAGGCGGTGTCGGCATGAAGAACGCGGCGACTCAGATCGGCCAGGGCATCAAACACAACCAGGACTACACATCATCGATCAACGCTGTGGTCGCTGCTCGCAATAAACGATCTGTGTGGACAGTGCCGAGCGAGCCGTTCCCCGAGGCGCACTTCGCCACCTATCCGCAGCAGCTGGTCGAGCCGTGCATCATGGCCGGGAGCAGCGAGCATGGTGAGTGTCGAGCCTGCGGCACGCCTTGGGCCCGGGTGACGCGTTCGAGCCAGGAGGCTGTCGGCGGCAGGCAGACCAACGGGCCGCGCTCGCTGGAGCGCCGACAGGAGACCGCGGGATTCGCTGTCCGCACTGAGCGCCGGGTAGAGAGCGTGGGATGGGAGCCAGGCTGCAGCTGCGGCGCTGACATCCAGCCGCAGACGATCCTCGACCCGTTCATCGGCTCAGGTACGACGGCGCATGTGGCTCGACGCCTTGGCCGGCGTTGTGTCGGCATCGACCTGAGCGAGCCATACCTACAGATCGCTGCGCGACGGTTGCAGCAGCAGAGCCTGTTCGCATGAAGTTCCGCGACATCTTCCACCCGTACACGATGATCCAGGTCGAGCCGTTCGACAGGGAGAGCGGTAGCGCCACGCTGCAGGCTGAGGTGAAGATCCCGGCGGGTGCCGTGGTCGTGGTGTGGAATGGGCATATGGCGGTGTATGCGCGTCGTGTACGTTGGCCAGGGCGCCTGCAGTTGTCGGCGTCACCGAAGGCGGCTCAGCAGGTAGAGGTCGAGTGATCTACGGAAGCACATTCTCAGGCATCGGAGGTATGGATCGTGGGCTCGAGGAAGCGGGACATACCTGTGCGTGGCAGTGCGAGAGCGACGAGTGGCGCCGCGCCCTGCTCGAGCGACGGTTCGGCCGGCCGGTCTACGCCGATGTCCGAGACCTCCGAGGAGACGCTGTTCAGCCCGTCGACCTTCTCTGTGGAGGATTCCCTTGCCAAGACCTCAGTGTCGCGGGACAGCGCCGCGGGATCGAGGAGGGCGAGCGCTCAGGACTCTTTTTCGCGTTCTCCAGGCTGGCAGCCGGCCTCGGGGACGCCGTCACCGTCCCCGTCGCCCGGTGGATAGGCGAACGCCTCACCCGCTACGCTGGAGCCCCCGATGAGTGATCAGCTTCCCCCCAACCCACCGATGCCATGGGAACAACAGGAGAGCGAGAGCCCCGAGGCATACCACGCCTTCTCGCTCTACCGAGACCTCGGCCCAATGAACGCCTCCCTCAGCGCAGTCCGAGACCTCATCCACACCGAACGCATCGAAGACGCCAAACGGATCGGGCCAGGCCGCAAACGAGGCACAGCACGGGAGCGGAAGGGGGGTAGGCAACTCAGAGTCGTCCGCCCTGGCGAACGAGCCAAGCCGCCGCGCCCGCCGAGCATCAGCCAGCTGGAGGGCTGGAGCTCGCGCCACCGCTGGCTCGACAGGGCTGGCGCGTGGTGGGCCGAGCTTGACCGGCAGAAGCGGGAGGAGCAGAAGACCGAGCTGTTGCAGATGGCGAAGCGTCACGCGTCGGTGCTCGGGGCGCATACGGCGACTCTGAGCAGGCCGGCGGAGATGTTTCTGCGGCGTTTGCAGAAGCTGGAGAAGCAGGCGCGTGGCCGCGGCGAGGATGCGGATCCGTTTGCGGACATGGGCGACGCTGAGGTGTTCCGCTTGGCGATCCAGGCTGCGAAGGTGCTGCCGCAGGTCATCCAGGCTGAGCGGTTGGCGCGTGGCCTGTCGACTGAGCATGTGGAGGTGTCGAACGCGCCGGCGAGCGGGAAGCCTGGCTCGCTGCTCGAGGATGCGGCGAAGGCGGCTGAGGCGTGGCGGGCGTTGGAGGAGAGCGGCGCCCTGGCGCAAGGCGGCGACACATGATCCTGACTTATGACGCTGCGCCTGGCGACGTGCTCGAGGAGGGCGACGTGCTGGTGTCGATGCGCGGCCGAGCTCGCTACCTGATCCTCGCTGCTCGCCGCGTGAGGAGTGTCCTGTACCCGTCGAGGTGGCGCTTGGTGGTCGAGCGAGCCGACTCGATCGAGGTAGTCGACGGCGAGCCGTGGCCGCTGTACTGGAATCCGAGAGGACAGCGCAGATGAGCGATGAACTTGCTTTCGGATCGGATGCGATCTATATTCCTGTTGTCGGCGCTGCAGAGCCGGCCGAGAGGAGCGAGACCCCCGCGATATGCGGGTGCGAGATGGGACCATTGCGGGCGTCAGTCCTGAGCAGCCCCGGTGAGGCCGAGAGATTTTCGAGCCGAGCCGGTCACAAGCCAGCGCCACTAGAGCCGGGGACGCCCATCGCAGCGGACACCGAAGCCGCGGTCTCGCTCCTCTCTCGCGTTGCGATCCTCCTGGCCGTGTGTGCGGGGCTGAGCGTGTGGCAGGGCATGGGCCTGGCCGCGGGCTACTTCGCTTCGGTCAGCTTCGCGTGGCAGATGGCTGTCAGCTGGCAGCACGAACTGGATCGGCGTCGTGGATGAGCGGGCGCTAGAGCGAGCGTTCGCTGTCCCGCCGACTGGCCGCTGCGCTGCCTGTCCTCGGGAAGGCGGAGCGGCGCCGGCGATGGCGACGCGCTGGATAGGCCAAGTTGTGGACGGGCGGGCGCTTGGTGTCGGCGTGTGCGATGCCTGCTTCGACCGGCTGACCGTGACGGCCGACCAGTGGAACCTGCCAGGCATCGGTATCCAGATCAGCCCATTGCATTACATGTAGCGGATATGTAGGATGAGGCCATGAACGACACGCTGTTTGAGAAAACGATCACCGATTACGTTCGGGGCGACCTCGGCCTGACCGCCATCCAGCGCGGCCGAGCCGATGTCCGCCACCACGGCTCTGTGGTCGGCGTCGTCTGGCAGGGCGTGGTGTCCGAGCGCTGGTATGGCCAGCTCGCCTCAGGCTCCATGGTCGGCGTGCCAAACGGCTACCCCACCCGGCGGATCGCGCTTTTCGAGCTCGCCTATGCCCACACAGGAGGGACACCAGCATGACCCCGACTCCGCACACATGCATCTGCGGACACAGCATCCTCGACCACACCGCGGCCGGGCCACATCGCTGCTCGCGCTGCAGTTGCCAGGGCGCATCCAAGCCGCAGCCCGCGGTACAGATGATCCAGACTGCTTCTCCGCTGCTCCGCGCCATCATCTCGCCGCTCGCTGTCCGATGAGGGCACAGAAGGCGCATGAGCCAGCGACCGAGCGGTGCGGCGAGTTGTGGCGCCCCGTCTGCAGCTGCGGAGTCGAGCTCGGCCATCCCTGTCCTCTTCCCGAGGCTGTCGACATCGCCTGTCGCCACGCCGGCGAGGCGAACAGAGAGGAGGCCGCATGACGTGGCAGATCACAGATAGCGGCGGCGGCGTCGCGTGGGGGAAGAACCATGACCCGCCTCAGGGCGCGTATGCGGTATGGCAGGACATCGACTCGCCTGAGGAGCAGGACGATGACAGCGAGGAGTGAAGTCCAGCGCTGGAAGCATGAGGATCGGCCGCGCTACCTGTGGCACATGGCCGGCGGGCGCTACCTCGAGCGGGAGACCATCGCGGGTGTGCCGCATTTCAAGCCTGGCCAGCACCACGCCGCGCTCTCGCCCTGGAGCACCAGCGGCGAGACCGGCAGGCTGGTGCAGGTCGGACGCCTCACCTATGTCGATCATCTCGGCCACCTGTGCGTGGTGGTCGTCTGTCGCGGCTCTGAGGATGAGCCGTGGCAGGCGACGTGGGTGAGCAGACACGGCCAGTACACCGACCAGGAAGCGATCCATGTGGGTGAGGATGGCCATTTCGTGTTGGCGCTCAGCCACCAGTCGCTGGCGGCGCTCGACGCGGCGGAGGTGGTCGAGCGTGGCTGAACCTGTGTACGGCCTGATCCGTCGTGTGCTGGAGGCGTCTGACCGGCGTCTTCAGGCCGAGACCATGGGAGTGCCCACACAACGCCCTGAGACTCCCATGGACGCCCCCACACAGGAAACCCTGATCCACGTACAAGGTCAGGTCGTCCCGATCAGGACAGCGGAGCGGTGGCCGGACTGACCATGGCAGACCAAGCCGTGCTCGCCCTGATCGAGGAGTGTCCGCGGACGACCGCCGACGCCGACATGCAGGCGGTGTGGGCCGGCGCGGCCGAGGGATACGAAGCTGTGCGCCTGCTCGGCGTGTCGCTGCGGCGCCTACAGCGGCGAGGCTTCATCCGCGACCTGTCAGTGCCAGGGTCGAGCCACAAGCTATGGATGCGGGCATGAGCGAGAAGCGCGATCCGAGCAGCGATGCCTTCTGCGCCTTCTGCTTCACCGCGCTGCGCGGCAAGTTCGTGGTGGAGCGCGGCCGGCGCTACTGCTGCGCCAACCACGCCAAGGCTGACAGGACGAGCGGGCCTGACCTCGAGCGGGCCGTGGATGAGATGAGCAGCGCTCCGCCCGTCGACCAGTTGGAGCTCGGATGTTGATGTTCGCCGCAGGCTTCTCGGCTGGTGTCGGCGTGACCTGCGCTGTGTGGCACCTGATGGATTGGGCGCGGCGCCGGGGTGGGCGAGGATGTCGCCGCGGGACCGACGGGACGCGCTCGCCAGGGCGCTCCAGGACGACTCAGAATAGTCCCCGAATCATGTAGTAGAATCCCGCGCCATGCTCGACATCGCGGATCCACAGGTACAGGCCGACGCGGAGAAGGCCCGCCTCCTGGCGCAGTTCCACCCGCCACGCCTCCGCTACTGCCCGCTCATTCCGAGCGCCCGACAGCTCGCCTTCCTGTGGCTCGACTGCTACGACGCGTTCTATGGAGGCGCCGCCGGCGGAGGCAAGAGCATCGCCCTGCTGATGGCCGCGCTCCAGTACAGCGACGTGCCAGGCTACGGCTCTCTCCTGCTCAGGCGCACCTACGGCGAGCTCACCATGGATGGCGGACTGATCGAGCAGAGCCACGACCTGCTCGACTCGACCGACGCGTACTGGCGCGGCGATGAGCACCGCTGGACGTTCCCGAGTGGAGCGAAGCTGCAGTTCGGCCACATGCAGCACCGCGAGAGCCACCGCCGCTACCAGGGCTTCGAGGGCCAGTTCGTCGGCGGCGACGAGCTAACGCATTTCGAGGAGTACCAATGGGATTTCGTGAAGAAGTGTCTCCGCAGGCCGGCGCCCTCGAGCAGGCTCCAGGCCAGCGCGGACGGCCTGACGCTGGCCGATGTCCCGCTGCGCCGGCGAGCCGCGTCTAACCCTGGCGGTCGTGGCCATGAGTGGGTGAAGAGCCTCTACGTCGAGCCTGACACGCGAGAGCCCGACGCCATCTACCTGCCAGCCAGGATCGCCGACAACCCGTATCTCGATCAGGCCAGCTACATCGCCGGCCTCTCGGGGATGCGCGGCGCTGTCCGAGAGCAGATGCTGGAGGGCGACTGGGATGTGGAGGATGACGGCGACTTCTTCACCATGGATCGCATCCGGTGGGTGGACAAGGCTCCGCCGGCGGTGCGCCGCATCCGCAGGTGGGATCTCGCCGCGACCGAGGTGAGCGTCGAACGCCGAGACCCCGACTGGACGATCGGCCTGTTGATGGAGCGCTCAGCTGACGGCTTGTTCACCGTCACCGACTGTGAGGCGTTCCGGTACGGCCCTGGCCGCACACAGGACATCCTGAAGCGCACAGCCAGGCGCGACGGCCGGCGTGTGCACCAGTGGTTCGCTCAGGATCCCGGCCAGGCAGGGAAGGACCAGCTCTACAACCTCGCCAAGGCGCTGACAGGCTCGATCGTGAAGGGGCGTGTGGAGACCGGCGACAAGGCCGACAGGGCTGAGGGCGCAGCTGCCGCGCTCGAGAACGGGACGCTGCGGTTCCTGGCCAGCATCCCCCATAAGAAGCTGATCGAGACTCAGCTTCGCCGTTTCTCCGCTGAGGGTTCGACCGGCCATGATGACGTGGTCGACGCCCTGTCAGGCGGGTACACGATCCTGCAGCGCGGAGGCGGCAGGACGCGGGTGAACCATCCCCGCGGCCGGACATCCGACACGCGTGGCCTCACGGCGGTGCAGAGATGACCGTCGACCTCGCCTATGTGTCGGAGCGAGTCGCGGTCGACGGCGCGGACGGCACGCCGCATGAGCGCACCGAATGGCAGTGCACCGCTACGCATGTCGAGACCGGCATACAGGTATCGGCGTGGGCGTGGGGCAGGCCACGCGCCCGAGAGCAGGCTGTGGCGGCGCTGCTCGAGCAGGTGCCCGACGCGTGGCGAGCGCCCGAGGGCCAGGTGTCGCCAGGAATCCAGGGACGCCACCGCTCGGAAATGCGCCGCCGGATGAGCCTGCGAGAGGACGGCATGTGATGCCGCGGATTCTGCCGCCGCCGCGACAGCCGCTCGGCTGTGACCTGCTGGCCGGGTGGAGGCTCGCGCTCGACATCCGCGTGCGGCTCGGCCAGGGCGGCATAGTCGATCGGGCTTGCACGCTCAGCGACACGCCGCGGCTCTACTACATGCAGATCACCGAGTGGCAGAGGAGCAACTATGGCTATGGCTGATCTGACGTTCGAGTGTCCACGCTGCGGCGCCGCGATGCGCGAGGTGCGAGCGCCCGACCCGGGCACAGCCGTGATCCTCGGTGTCCAGCCCGTCCCGATGCCTGGAGCGGTGACGCTGGAGTGCCCGCACTGCCACGCCGTGTTCGACTGCGGGCCTGGGGCTGCGCCATGAAGCGGCTCCTGTGCCTGGTCGGCTGGCACCGCTATGAGGTCGATGACCTCTACTTCCTGCTGTGCTCGCGCTGCGGTCGCCGGCGCCGACGCCTGTGGATAGACCCGTGACCAGGCACCCCGGATTCTGGTCGGCGCTGCTGCTGATCCTCGCCGCCTTCAGGACAGCTCGCCTCATCGGGTGGGATGACATCACCGCTCCGCTGCGAGCCCGTCTCCTGATCACCGACGCCGACTATTGGGAGTGGCAGGAGGTGGCCGACCTGATGCGCCATCAGGGACTCGACCCGCACGACGGCTACCAGCGGCGCATGGCGGTGAAGCAGGAGAACCACCGCCGCAACGCCCTGGCGGTCGACAATGAGGAGACCATCGAGCTCCTGCACGTCCCGGACGACCCCGGCCGCGTCCGCGCCTACATCGCACAGCTGATCCACTGTCCATGGTGCTCGGGCTTCTGGCTGGCGCTTCTGTGGTGGGCTGGTTGGCTCTCCGCTGCGGGGGTTACACTCTGGATTGCAACGCCGCTCGCGCTCAGCGCAGCGGTAGGCTTGATCGGTAAGCATCTCGACGCGTAGGAGGGCAGCATGGGCTGCAACTGTGGAGGATCAGCGGCGCCGGCCAGGCTCGCTCCGAGCACGCCTCGGACGCCGGCGACATCAGGGACCAGCGGGCGCTTGCAGAACACGCGGCAGGAAGCCCCCCGAGCGGAGCGTATTCGCGTGAATGCGTCGCCGCTGCCAAGGGCGAGGCAGCAGGCATGAGCGCCGACAGGACACTCAGCCTCCCGGTAGGCGACGACGGCAGGACACGGATCAGCATCGACGCTCCGGGCCAGTCGGCGCAGAGCATCGCCGCGGCAGACCTCGGCCCGGAACTCGCCTCCGACCTGATCAACGAGGTGGCCGCCGCGAACGGCCTCCGGGTCGAGGTCAGCACGGCCGAGTGAAGATCCCCTTCGCACCGCGGCGCGACCCTCGAGCGCATCTGCGGGCTCGCAGCCGGCTGGAGGGCCGCGCCATGGCCGCGTCTGCGGCGCAGATCGGAAGCGACCAGCTGCCCGATGTCCACCGCCGCGGCCATGAGGCCGACATCCGCGTATGGGACTACTACGATCTGGTGCCCGAGGCGGGCTTCGCCAGCCAGTTCTACGGGCGGATGCTCAGCAAGCTGGTGGTGTGGGTGGGCGTCACCGACCCGAACGATCCTGACGCCGAGCCGGTGCCGCTGACGCCTGACCTGCTCGACCCTGCGACGATCACCTACGACTCGGAGGGCAACCCGAGCGGCGGTGAGGCCATCGCCGGCGCACAGCAGATCCTCGAGGCGTGGGAGCGCGTGCAGGATCCAGGCGGTGGCCGCAGCGAGCTCCAGCAGAAGTATGGCCAGGTCATGTTCGTGTCAGGCGACGGCTACCTGATCTGCACGTTCAACCCGAATCCGCTCGCCGGCGGAGACCTGCTCGAGCGGTGGGAGTTCCTGTCCAACGTCGAGATCGGCTTGAGGCGGACTCAGACATCGGTCAACGGCGCGGTGCAGCAGGGCGTGGAGGTTACGCGCCAGCGGTTCCGCGGCGGCAAGAAGAGCGAGGAGGAGAAGCTGACGATCGCGAATCCGGCGGCGCCTGAGGCGGGCCAGTGCCTGCTGTGGCGCGTCTGGACTCCGCACCCTCGCAACTCGGGCGACCCTGACGCGCCGCTGCGCCGCGTCATGGACATGTGCGAGGAGTTGATCCTGCTCGCCGCTGACACGCGGGCGACGGCCCGCAGCCGCATCGCCCGCGGCGGCCTGCTGTACCTCCCCGAGGAGCTATTGGATCCCCCGAGCGACGACGAGGACGACACGCCGCTGCCGGATGAGGATCCCGACAGCGACCCGGTGATGAGGCAGATCACGCGGCACATGATCGCGAGCATCCGCACCGAGGGCCACGTGTCGAGCTACGTCCCGGTCATCCTGCGCGGCCCTGGCGACCAGGCAACGAACATCAAGTTCATCGATTTCTCCGGCGCTCAGAAGGACTACGCCGGATCGGCACGGCGCATGGAAGCTATCGACCGTTTCGCCATGGGCGTCGACATGCCGCCGGAGGAGCTAAAGGGACTCGGGGATGTGAACCACTGGACGGGATGGCTGGTGGATCGCAAGGCGTGGCAGGCATACGGCCAGCCGGTCGCGGAGCGCATGGTGAGGGATCTGACGACGACCTACCTGTGGCCTGCGATCCGCGCCACTCGCCTCGAGGATGGCACCGCCGCGGCGGTGGACGAGAAGCGGTTCGTGCTGTGGTACTCGGCCGAGCGCGTGGTGGGCAACCCGGACAGGGCAGCCGACGCGAAGGACGCCCACGACCGCGGCGCGATCTCAGACAAGTCTCTGCGCGACTCGCTCGATTTCGACGACGACGACCAGCCGACCGAGGAGAACCCGAACAACAACCCGCGGGTGCTCCTCGCTGTCGCCAGGATCGCGGCGGCTGGCGATACCAGCGCCGCTCCGCCGACCGGCGACGACCCCGAGGAGGATGTCTCCGACGCCGGCGACCAGCCGAGCGAGACCACCGAGGCGCCACCGCCCGAAGCGGACCAGCCTCAGGGCGCTCTGAGCGCTCAGGAAGTGCTCGGCATGGCTCGGATGGCGATGGTGCAGAGCCGCGCCCTGGCGGGCACCAGGATCGCTCAAGCGATGAGGCAGAGCCGCTACCCGTGCACCGACTGCCGCAACGTGCCGAAGGATGGCCTCGCCGCGTTCGTCGGCGTCGACACCGTGAGCGAGATCATGCCGAAGCGGAACCTGGCCGAGTTGGTCGACGGCGGGACAGAGACGCTGAGCCGCCAGTTGCAGCATCATGGCTGGAACGCCGCCGCCGTCGCCGGCCTGTGCGCCACGATCGAGCGGCACGCCGCTGAGACCCTGTTCGACGCCGACCCCGAAGACCTGCCCGCGGAGGTGTACTGGTCGTGAGCGCCGGCGATGTCACGCCCGGACGCCGTGTCCACGACCTCGAGGCCCACGAGTATGAGCCAGGCGACTACGGCCTGCGCGACGGCGTCTGGTATGCCCGCTGCCCTGGCGACGGGCCGCGGCGCCTGTCCGGCAACCTCTCCAACCACCAGGTGGTCGAGCATGACGACGGCACGATCACAGTGTCGCCGTCGATCCTCGTCACCGCTCGGTGGGCTGGCGTCGAGCAGACCTGGCACGGCTACCTCGAGCGTGGACAGTGGCGGGAGGTCTGACAGCCGCGCAGTTCCGCCGGCATGTCGCCGTCGGCGCAGATGCTGCGGACGAGGTTGAGCCGCGCCTGCGGAGGGCATACAGTTCGGTGCTGCGCGAGCTCGGCTTGGATGCGGCTACGCGCTTCGAGCGGTACGCGCAGTCGCTTGTGGCGAGCGCGGATGACCCGCAGCCCAAGCCGAGCTTCAGCCAGCCAGACGCGGATGAGGTCTACCCGCTCGACTCCGCCGTACACGCGATCTCGCAGCGCAGCTACCAGCCGCGGTCAGATGCGGTCGGAGCACAGGCAGCACCGCCGCTCGACGCGGCCGGCATCGCATGGAACCTCAGCGACCCGCTCCTGGCCGGCGTGCTCGAGCAGATGGGCATGAAGATCACCAGCATCGCGGAGGAGCAGCGCCGCGAGATCATGGAGATCATCCAGGAGGGCTATGACGCCGGCGACAGCATCCAGGAGACAGCTCGGAAGCTGCGAGCGAACGTCCGTGCCATGTCGGCTATCCGCAGCGAGCGCATCGTCCGCACCGAGATGATCAGCGCGAAGAACGGGGCGCAGCACGCCGCCGCGATCATGACCGGCGCAGTGCCGTATAAGCAATGGCTGGCGACCGTCGACGGCAGGACACGGCCGAGCCACGCCGCGGTGTCCGGCCAGACAGTCCCGACAGGCGAGGCGCAGTCGTTCGATGTCGGCGGGTATCGCCTCCTCTACCCTGGCGATCCGGCAGGGCCAGCGGAGGAGGTCATCAACTGTCGGTGCGTTTTACTGTATACGGATCGCCCTGAGGGCGAGGATGGCGTGCCGACTCAGGAGGACATCACTGGCGATCCGGCGTTATGGGAGGCTGGCCGCTCAGCGGCCACGGCGGTTCAGCCGAGCGATGGCCTCAAACGCCGCGACCTGGCCGGCGACAGCGCTCGTGTCTCGGTGATTCTTCGATCGCGTGGGCATGTCTAGCACGATATCGGCATGCTCCGCCTTTGCGATCAAGTAAGGCCGGACAATCTTGAGAGCGTAGATGGCCTGCTGAGCTGTCGCCTGGAAGCGGTGCACGGGATTCCAGTTGGCCGGGATCGCTCCGGTACGATCAGCCTTCGACTGGTACACGATGCCGACATTGAGCGCATGCCGCACCGCCTCGATCAATCGCAGGTCTGTGTTCACGACGAGGAGCCGTGGCTGGTAGCGCCAGGTAGGGCTGGAGCCGCGGCGCTGCCGCGCGATGGTGATTGTGCCCTCTCCGTCGATGAGGCCGGCTACGTAAGCGATGTGAACCATAGGCATACAACTGACCGTACCATGCTCTTCGGATGCGGCTCACGCACCGCCGGAATGCGCGTTAGACTGCGCGTCGTGCAGGCGACCACTCGCAAAGGGGAGTTATCGTGATCATCCCTCGCATTACGGCTCTGCGCCGCGTGGTGCTAGCAGCCGCAGACGGCTCTCTGACAGGCGAGCAGCGCGTGGAATTCGACGCCGATCTGTGCTTCCTGGACACTCGGACGCCTGACGGCCGCGAGCTGGCCGCGGACGGCTTCTCGCACCGGCCTCTGCCTCTGCCGCTCATGTCGATGACGACCGACAGCCACGGCTACATGGACGGCCCGGTGTCTCACAGCGTCGGACAGATCAGCAGCATCTCGCTGGACGGCCTGACCGTGAAGGGATCGGGCAGTTTCAACTCGACGCCCGAGGCGGAGCAGACCATCGCCCTGCTCGAGTCCGAGGATCTGTACGGCGTGAGCGTCGATCCTGTCGCGCAGGATGTCGAGCTCCACATCAACGCCGCAGCTGAGGAGGAGATGTGGGATAGCCTGTTCGAGGGCGAGGACGAGAACGGCGAGATCGTGATCAAGTTCTCGACCGACGACGAGTACCTGCGCTTCACCCGCTACGAGATCATGGGCGCCACGATCGTCCCGTTCGCCGCCTTCGGCGGAGCACGGATCACGGGCGTGCGGCGCGGCGATGCGAGCGCCGACGCCGTGACGGCAGCCAGCTACGCCAGCGGCGACACGCCGCCTCCAGGCGACGGCGGATCGGGCGACGACGGCGGGACCGCGACCGACGCGCAGGTGTCCGAGATCAATGATGCGGTCGATGAGATGGTGGCCGAGTATCCCGGCATCGACGGCGGGATCACCGTCACCATCGACGGCGAGGCGCAGGAGCACGCCTTCCCCGCGGCTCAGGCCAGCGCCGCCGGCACGATCCGCCTGCCGCGCACCATCACCGCCGCAGCCGCAGCTGCCGCTCCGCTGGCGCCAGCAGGCTTCGCGCCTGTCGAGCCTCCCGCAGCGTGGTTCGACTACCCGCAGGACATGCTGGAGGACGCCGACAGGCTCGTGTCGATCAACGTGGAGGACGACGGCCGCGTGTGGGGCTACGTCGCCCTGGCGGGCACATGCCACCTCGGCTACCCCGATCGGTGTGTGCAGATGCCGGAGAGCCGCAGCAACTACCGCTACTTCCACCTGCATGATGTCGTCTGCGAAGGCGGAGATCGCGTGCGGGCTGGCTCGCTGACGTTCGGGACGAGCCACGTCGACCCGCAGATCCGCGATGTCGCGCTCGTCCGAGACATGTACGAGGACAGCGGCCGTGTCGCCGCCGACATCTGCCTCTATCGGGACGAGTATGGGATCGCGATGGCGGGCGCTTTGCGTTCGACCGTCACCGCTGCGGAGGCGCGAGAGATCCGCGGCGCGAAGTGCTCGGGCGACTGGAGGCCCGCCGGCGGACACACCGAGCTCATCGCCGTGCTTGCCGTGAACTATCCAGGTTTCCCGATCACCGAGCCGACCGCGGTTGTGGCCTCCGCCGGAGGCGACCTTGAGCTGCGCGAGTGGGTCGGTGTGTGGGAGCCCAAGCGCAGCGACCTGACCCCATCCGCCAGGGCACGCCTGGCCCGAGCCCGCATGACCCCGAGCACGCCGCGAGACCTGCGGCGCCAGATGGAGCCCGCAGGCTCCGCGACCGAGTGAGGAGAGAGCCATGAGCCACGACATCAGCGTGGGAACGGACGGCGCCGCAGTCGCTGCTCAGATCCCGGCCATCGACTTTGCCCGCTGGCAGTTCCGCTGGCATCTCGAGAAGTGGAGCGAGGACGCCTGCGAGTTCGTGCGTCGGCGCGAGGGACTGCTGCGCGGCGAGGGCGTGTCCAGCGCCCTGCTGCGAAAGCTCATCGGCAACCCGGATCTCGGGGAGCGGTTCGTGGAGGGCAACCTGCTGACCAACGCGGGTATCCAGCGGATGGAGGATCTGCTGATCGCTGCTGGCGGACAGGCGCTCGACGCGACACACAGCCGTGTGGGTGTGGGCGACGGCACGACCGCTGCCGCGGCGACCGACACCGATCTTGCTGCCATCGCTGGCGGCACGCACCGCCAGTTCAAGGTGATGAACGCTACGTTCCCGAGCAGGTCTGGCCAGGTCGTGACCTGGCAGAGCGACTTCGCGACGGGCGAGGCGAACTTCGCCTGGAACGAGTGGGGCGTGGATGCCGGCACCGCCAACGGCACGACCGTCGCCGCTCCGCTGTTCAACCGCAAGGTCGAGAGCCTGGGCACCAAGGCGACCGGCACGTGGACGCTCAGCGGCGCCGTCACGATCACCTGATCTCCTGAGCGTCTAGCGTCAGGAGGCGCGAGCGATGCCGATCGGAACGCCCTATACGGTCGTCGCTCAGAACAACAGCCAGACGAATAGCGCCAGCCTGACGATCACCACGACGGCCGCTATCGCGGCTGGAGATTCGCTGGTGGTCGCGGTGGCGCAGAGGCTCGGAGCGGCCTCTCACGTCGACTCGATCTCAGGCACCGGCAACGACGCGGCGGCGGAGTTCTACTCTCGGGACAGCACGACGAACCCCAACAGCGTGTCCGTCGTGCGTGTCCCGCTCCCCGCCGGCCTGCCGTCAGGCTCAAGCCTGACCCTCGGCTTCGGGAATGGCTCGACATCGCGGAAGGACTACGTCGCGATCGGCGTGCCTGGCCTGCTCCTCTCTCAGAACCTGGGCGCCAACTCGATCGGAAACAGCGCGGGCTCCGGCAATCCGCTGACCATGACGCTCATCCCGCCGGCGGGCCAGGTGTTCATGCTCTACGCCTCGGCTCATGTCGTGCCCGCCAACACGGTGACAGGTACGCCTAGCGGCAACACATCCACCGAGATCATGGATCGGGTGGGTGGCACGTCCAACTTCCTGCATGGTGTCGCCGCGTGGGGGATCCTGACCGCGGACGGCGTGTCGAACTTTGGCGGTGGATACAGCTTCACCGACACCACGAACGACCACAGCGAGTTGCTGATCTATGTGCCTGAGCAGCCCGCTACTACGTCGAAGTCAGGCACCGACTCCGCAGCGGGCTCGGACGCGTCGACGCTGAAGGCCAAGCCTTCCCGCACCGACAGCGCCATAGGATCGGACGCGTCGACGCTCCACGCGGCGCAGGCGCGAGCGGATAGCGCCACAGGAGCCGACGCCTCCACCGTCCGGCCGCGGATCGCCGCGGCGGACTCGGCTGTGGGCACCGACGCCAGCAAGGTCGTTCACAAAGGATCCGATAGCGGCCATGGCGCTGATGCGTCGATCCTCCGCGCCGCCTTGGCACGGTCGGACAGTGCGACAGGAGCCGACAGCAGCAAGGTGATCCAACGGCGCAGCGACGCCGGCGCGGCAGCCGACGCGTCCACGCTCCACGCCTCTCTGCCCCGAGCCGACACGGCTGTGGGATCGGAGCAGGCGACCGTTCGGCCACGCGTCACCGGCACCGACAGCGGCCACGGCAGCGACACCGCCGTGGTGCGTGTCAGGCAGGCCGCATCCGACGCGGCGGCAGCGGCTGACACGGCCGCGCTCCACGCTCGGGCGACCGGCACTGACGCCGCGACTGGAGTGGAGGCGAGCGACAAGGGGTTGCACGCCTCTGACAGCGCCCACGGCGCGGACGCCTCCACGCTCCGCGCTCGGGTAACAGGCAGCGACAGCGGATCAGGCGCTGAGCGGGCTTCTCGCGCCCTTCACGACTCTGGCCAGGGCAGCGACTCATCCAGCCTCCATGTCCGCCTCACAGCCTCAGACAGCGCCACAGGATCGGATGACAGCAGCATCTCGACCGACAGCGGCGACCAGTCCAAGAGCGCCACCGACGCGGGCAGCGGATCCGATGTGGCGACTCCTCGGGCTCGACTCACCGCCGGCGACTCGGCCGCAGGCGCCGACAGTGCCGCGGTGCACGCACAGCCGCCCGTCATGCACGACGCCGCAGCTGTCACCGACGCGAGCCTGCTCCGCGCCCGCTCGAGCGTGACCGACGCCGCCGTGGGAAACGACACAGCGACCGTCCACATCCGCCTCGCCGCTCAGGATCTCGCCACCGCTGTCGACAGCAGCACCGCCCGAGCGGGCATCATCGCCATCGACGCCGCGCACGGCCAGGAGCAGACCGGCCTCAAGCGCGTCCTGATCGACTCTGCACATGGCGCCGACGCCTCTGTGCTCAGCGCCGCCCTGGCCAGCTCGGACGAAGGCGGAGGCGTGGACACCGCCACCTTCCGGATCTTCATCTTCGGCGCCGATGAGGCTGTCGGCTCCGACGCGGCGCTGCCAGTGATCGTCGCGATCATCGCTGCGGATGCTGGCCAGGGCACCGATACCGCCTTCGTGATCTCCGATAACGCTCCGGGCGTGTTCTTCGTGGTGGTCGCGCCGGCGACCGTCCTGCAGAGCGTCGTGAGGAGCGCCGCGGTGTTCCACACGACAGTCGCCGCCGCCGTCGAGTCTGTTAGCGTTCTCTCATGACCGGGCCACCCATCGACACCACGACACAGCTATTCGATGTCGGAGATGAGATCGTGATCCGGACGACGGTGTATCGCCTCAAGACTCCGAGCGAGCCTCAGGATCCGAATGCGCCGGACGGCTACACAGAGGACTCCCCGAGCATCATCCATCTGAAGGTGAAAGGCCCGACGGACACCAGCCCGCAGGACATCACGATCGACTCGCCCGCAGGCGGCACCATCGGCCAGCGCGAAGGCCGCGTCCTGGCCACCACCCCCGGCCGCTGGTACTGGCGGTGGGAATCCTCAGGCACGATCGTAGGCCAGGACGAGGGCATGTTCACCGTCCGCAAGCCGCGCATCCAGTAGCGCCGTCCGAGCCTCTGTGTTAGGCTCCTGCCCTGTCGGCTACGTGGTAGCCATCGAGTCGGGCGCGGGGCGCCCGCGGCATAGGTGTGAGATCCCTTCCGCGAGGAGAGCCCGAGATGGAACTGTTCCCGAACCTGACCGCAGAGCAGATCGCCGCGATGTCGGACGACGAGCTCGCCAGCACGCTGGCCGACTACCAGGCCACGGCCGACGCTGTCGTGTCCGACCTCGAGAACGGCACGACCGAGACCATCGGCGAGCTGTCGGCCGAAGAGGTCGAAGCGCAGATGGCACAGGGCGCCGACGTCTGCCAGCGCATCATGGCGGAGCAGTCCAGCCGCAGCGAGGCCGCAGCCGCCGAAGAGGCGGAGGAGCAGGCCCGCCTCGAGCGGATCCGCAGCCAGCGCCAGGCGATGGAGCCCGAGGCGGACGGCGACGACCCCGAGGACGGCGAGGGCGACCCGGAGGGCGAAGGCGACCCCGAGGACGAGCCGGCCGAGCCCGAGGCCGCGGATGAGCCGGCGGAGGAGCCCGAGGCCGAGCCCATCGCCGCGAGCGCCCGCCGCCGCTCGACGCCCGCAGCTGCCCGGCGCCGCGCCGCGCTGCCGGCCGCGAACCCGAGCCACGACCGCCGCGCCGGACAGGCGGACGGGATCGAGGTTCCGCACACGCTGGTCGCCTCCAGCAACCTCGACAACATCGCGCTCGGCCAGGAGTTCCAGACCGAGACCGCCGTCAGCGAGGCGTTCTTCCGCAAGGCCCGCAGCATCAACCGCTCGCTCGCCATGGGCGGCCGCGGCCGGGGCAAGCGGGCGACCGAGGGCGACGGCGAGAAGTTCACGATCGCAACGCTCCGGGCGGAGTACCCGGAGAGCCGCATCCTGCGGGAAGGCGCCGACGCCGACAACACCCGCAAGATCCGCGACGCCCTGGCGCCCGAGGTGCTGGTCGCCTCAGGCGGCCTGTGCGCTCCCATCCAGCCGAGCTACAACCTCCAGAGCTACGGGGTGACGGATCGGCCGGTGCGGGATTCGCTGCCGACGTTCAACGCTGAGCGCGGCGGCATCCGGTTCGTCCCGCCGATCCCGGTGTCGAGCATCCTCACCGCCGGCGCGACCGACACGACCGGCAAGGCGCTCAAGAAGATCACGATGACCGCGGATTCCTCCGGGGTCGCCAACCAGTACACGAAGCCGAGCCAGCGGGTGACCTGTCCGAGCTGGACGGAGGTCGACTTCTACATGATCTCCCGGTCGCTGACCTTCGGCAACGTGCTGCAGCGGACGTTCCCCGAGCTCATCGACGAGTGGCAGCGGCTCCTGGCTGTCGCCTTCGCTGAGTACGCGGAGACCGTCCTCCTCGACCAGATCAAGGCGGCGCTCACCGCGGTGACCGCGGCGCAGCTGACCGGCGAATGGGGCGCGGCGACCGGCACCACCGGCACGTCGACGAACTTCGTGACGGCTGCGCTCGGAGCGTTCTCGCAGTGGCTGAACCGCATCCTGATCGCGGCGCTCAGCTTCCGCAGCCGGTTCCGCGACCCGAACCTGGCGCTGAACGTCCTGGCGCCGCAGTGGCTGCCCGACCTGCTCATGCTCGACCTCGCCAAGAGCGAGGAGGATCGCTTCAAGATGCGGGCCGACATGACCGCTCGCCTGCGCGACCAGGCGAACGTCAGGCTGACGTACTACATCGACAGCCCGAGCACCGGCACCGGCCAGCTGATCTCCGCTCCGACCGGCACGACGCCGTTCACCTTCCCGGTCATGCCGACCGCCGTCCAGTGGGCGATCTTCCCCGAGGGAAGCTTCGTGTTCCTCGACGGCGGCGAGATGGATCTCGGCGTGGTGCGGGACTCCACCCTCAACAGCACCAACGACATGCAGACGTTCGCGGAGTCGTTCGAGGGCGTGGCCTTCACGGGCCAGGAGGGCTGGTGGGTCACTGAGACCATCACGGCCTCCGGCGCCAACGGCGGCATCGAGCTCGCCTCGGCCTGATCGACGGAGCGAGGGTAGGAGGCTGCTGTGAGCGTCACCGCGATCAAGGGACAGGTGCCCGTCGAAGGGCGAGCGCCTGTCCCGCCTCGCTACAGCCTGATCGGCATGGCCGATGTCCTGACGGATCTCGACCGCGTTGATCGGGGGGTCGTGGCCGACAACTACCCGACCGTGAAGGCGGCCAGGTGGGCGGTCGACTGGGACAACGGGTGTGTCGATGTCTACGTGCCGCCGGGTGGCGGGCAGGCCGACTCCACGAGCGGGCCGAAGGGCGATGGAGTCAAGCCGTTCTCGCGTGATCCGTTCGACGCGTTCACCGTGCTGGTCGAGCTGTCCGCCTCCGGCGCGGCAGCCGGCCAGGCGGCGAACTGGCAGCGGATGGTCGCTCGCGGCCGGACACTGCTGGCAGCTGTCGAGCCTGAGGCTGTGGAGCGCGAGTTCTACAACGGCGCGGCTCGGCCGGAGAATCCGCACCTGACGAGCGACCTCGGGGCGGCGGATCTGTATCCGATGGCGGACACGGCGCAGAAGCCGGTAGCGGCGCTGGCGCTGCTCGAGGATGCCATCGCGGAGATGAGCGGCCAGGGCGGCGCGAGCATCCATGTGACGCCCGGAGCGCTGAGCCTGCTCGGCGGTCTGGAGTTCCAGGCGTCGAACGGCCGCATCCAGACGCACATGGGTACGCTCCTGATCCCCGGCACGGGGTATGTCGCTCAGGATGCTCCTGAGGCTGCGGGGCTGACCGCGGCGACCGCTCCTGGCCAGGCGTGGTGGTGGGCGACCAGCACTCCGAGGATCAGGCGTAGCGAGGTGTATCCCGACGCGACTGAGGAGTTCGAGGCAGTCGACCGATCTGCAAACATCGTCACCGTGCGCGTCGAGCGGACGTATCTGATCGAGTGGGATCCGTCCTGGAAGGTCGGCGTCAAGGTCGACATGACCCTGTGAGGAGGAAGCGTGGCGAACCAGATTCCCAACACGATCCGATTCTGCGCCCTCCGCGCAGCGCGTCTTGACACCACGACGCTGGCGCCGGTCGCCAGCGCGACGGCGGGCTACACATCGCATCAGCAGATCGAGTGCAGCATCTCGCCTCAGTACGACTCGCAGGATGAGGTCGTGGTGAAGAACGGCTGCGGCCAGATCGTCATGCGGCTGCCGGCGGTGATGAGGCTCAAGGGCTTCGACCTCGGCTTGCAGTTCGCGGCGCTCGAGCCGGCGCTGCAGGACATCCTGGTCGGAGCCGCGACGATCGACGATGCGGGCACGCCCGCCACGCTGGTCGGCAGTAGCTTCCCTGACCAGATGGGCGCGAGCGCTCCCGACCCGCCGTACGCGGCGATCGAGGGTTGGGCGAAGGCGTACATCAACCAGAACAAGCCGCTGCCCTCCCCGGGCCCGTACGTCCGGTGGATCTTCCCCGCGGGCCAGTACCGGCTCGACAACTCGACGCTGAACAACGACGCCTACACCGCGGCCATCGCGGGCTCGACCGAGGCGAACGACTCATGGCCTGCGGACGGCGCGTTCGGTGATCAGCCGTTCGTGGTCGGCCGACAGGGCGGCTGGATGTGGGATACCACGATCCCCTCTGACAGCGCCGGCGCCTACGTCACGATCAGCTAAAGGGGCGCCATGGGCGTCTGCACGGCATGGATCAGCGGTGATGACCTGGCTCAGGCCGAGCCGAAGGTGGCGAACCGTGACGACCTCGACCTGGACGCGGCCGCCAAGGCTGCCTCGGACATGCTGTTTGAGGTCAGCCAGCGGCGTTTCCCCGGCGTGTGCACGCGGACTGTCCGGCCGTGCAACCCGGTGTGCGGCTGCGGATTCACTCAGGTGCTGGAGGGGTCAGGCCACCTGATCCCGTCGCCGTGGCGGTGGGACCGAGACAGGTGGCATTGCAGCGACGGTTTCTCATGCGGCTGCGGCATCGTGCCGGCGATCCTCCTGGGCGGACACGTCCGGCAGGTCACCCGCGTGACCATCGACGGCACCGTGGTCGCCCCGAGCGCCTACACCGTGAAGGATCGCCAGTACCTGGTCAGGAAGGACGGGGCGCTGTGGCCGTGGTGTCAGAACCTCGCCGCCGATGATGATCAGCCTGGCACCTTCTGTGTGACCTACGAATGGGGCGTGATGGCTCCGAGCGCAGGACAGCTCGCCGCTATCGAGCTCGGAGTGCAGATCGCGTTGGCGATGAGCAGCCAGCCGAGCCGCCTCGCAGCGTTCGGCGTGACACAGATCACTCGCCAGGGCGTGACGATGACTCGCCAGCAGCTGCAGAAGATCCGTTCGGGCGAGTCGGGCCTGCCGATGGTGGACGCCTTCCTGAACGCTTACAATCCGAAAGGCCGGCGCTCTCGCACCGCGGTGTGGAGTCCGGATGTCCTGCCGCTCCCCGGCGAACTGCGGTAAACGAATCCTGAGGAGGATCGAGATGAGCTTCACAGAGCCGCATCTGGTAGAGGTCGAGCAGAGCGCAGGGACGCTGCTCGAGGTGCGCGGCGATCACGTCGTGCAGAACACGGACGGTGCCAGCACCGCCGACTTCCTGAAGGCCCGCGCAGCGAGCGGCGACATCACCGCTCAGCACATCCTCGGGTCGGCGGGCACGACCGTGGGCGACGTGGGCGAGGCGCCCGACTACGACGCCATGACCAAGGCGCAGGTCACCGAGCAGATCGAGGCGCGGCATCCGGGTGACCACTCGGGCCTGTCCGGCATGAAGGTGGCCGAGCTGCGCGACTACGCCCGCGAGCTCGACCAGAAGGCCGGGTCGAGCGTCCCGGAGACCGAGGACGACGGCGCCGGCGAGGTGGAGGTGTCCGAGGCGTTCGCGGACGAGCACGGCATCGCCGCGGGCGTGTGGAGCCGCGACGACCTCTACGCCGAGCTCGACCTGGACGAGGGCGACGACCTGCCCGAGGGCGTCGACCCGGCGTGAGCAGCGACCCCTCCATGGGGCTGTACGACCTGGCCGCCGCCCTGCTCGACTGGGCGGCGGCCACGCTCGGAGAGTCGGCTCCTCGGAGGCGCAACATCCAGGTCGGCACCGCCGCCCTCGACGACGAGCAGATCGTGGTTGAGATCGGGACGCTGGACACGGCTCGCCGGCCGGACGCTCAGAGCCCCAACCCGGGCCTGGGCCTCCCGTTCATCAACATGCTGGTCACGGTCGCCAGGGCGAGCCCGCAGATGTCCGACGACGGCACCGCTCCGAGCGATGAGGAGATCAACGCGTACACGGCGCTGCTGCTCAGCGACGTGTGGCTTCTCTACAACTCTGTCGACCGGCCCGACGACGGCGGGCTAGACGCGATCCTCGGGCCGTTCCAGGTCAAGCCTCGCACCGTCGGCATCATCGTCCCATATGGCGATGGCGGGATGCTGAACGGCTGGCAAATCCCGTTCATCGTCCAGATCGACGGATTCTTTCCTAGCTGATGGCTGAGGGGAGAGTGCAGTGGCACCAAGCGGCCGTCGACCAGCTGCTGCGCTCGAGCGGCGGCCCTGTCGGCCGTGAGGTCGCTCGCCGCGCCAGCCTGATCGTGGATAGGGCGAAGGTGAACGCGAGCGGCAGGCCAGGCCCACGTGTCGACACCGGCAACCTCCGCGCGTCGCTCACCTATGTGATGTCATCCGACAGTCGCGGCCCGATGGCGCTTCTCGGCACCAACGTGGTGTATGCCCGGCCGCTGGAATTCGGCCTCCGCAACGGCGCCACGTATCCCTTCTGGGGTCCAGCGTATGATTGGGCTCGCAGCACAGGGTTAATCCACTAACCGAGAGGAGGCTATGGTGCGCGACTTCGATCAGGAACGCAAGGAGCGTTTGGCCGCCGCCGCAGCCAACATCGACCCCGAGGAGTTGCAGTTCAAGCTCGGGGGAGAGGTGTTCCACCGCCTGCCCGAGCCGCCGGCGACAGCCCTGGCGGTGCTGAGCAGGCTCGACGGAACCGCCGGCGACGCTCAGAACATGAAGGTCGTCCTGGATGCGCTGATGGGCTTCCTGCCCGAGGGCGAGGGCGACCGCTTCATGACGATGCTCGGGGAGCACCCCGAGGTCACGCTGGTAGACGTCCAGAACGTGATCGAGACCTGCCTGGTGGTGGCGACAGGGCGCCCTCAGGTGCCGTCCTCGCCCTCGACGGATGGGGACGGCGGAACTGGGACGCGATTGACGGCAGGCTCGCCCTCGCCGGCGGTCCCTCTATCGGGCAGCTTCGAGTAAGGCGGTGGATCAACATCTGCTACGCGCTGGCAGTGGAGACCATGGACGATGAGGAGCGACGTAGCCTCGACGCTCGCCTGGACGCTGCCGGCCGTAGCGATGTGATGGATCCCGACCTGCTCGAGGCGATGCGGGCGTTCGGCGGAGTGAGAGGAGCCTGAGGTGTTCGGCGGTGGAGGCAGCATCGGTGACGCGTTCATTACCGTCCGGCCGGATACCTCAGGCTTCCAGTCCAGCGCTGAGCGCTCGATCGTCCCCGGGTTCGTGAAGCTCGGGGGCGCCATCGCTCTCGGCTTCGGCGCCTACAAGGCGGTCGATTTCGCCAAGAGCGCGATCATCGACTTCAACAGCCAGCTGCAGCAGTCCAAGGTGGCTTTCTCGACGCTGGAGCACTCCAGCAAAAAGGGCGGCGAGGCGTTGCATCAGGTCGTGAAGTTCGCTCAGCAGACGCCGTTCGAGCTCCAGCAGATCCTGCCTGTCGCGCAGCAGCTGCTCGGCACCGGGACGAAACTCGGAGACCTCACCCCGGTGATGACCAAGCTCGGCGATGCCGTAGCGGCGACAGGCGGATCGTCGGCGCAGCTCAGCCTCCTGACGACGGCGTACACCCAGGTGACGACGGCGGGCACGGCGCACATGCAGGACCTCCTCCAGATCAACAATGCGGTGCCTGGCTCGCTCGCCAAGATCGCGGCGGCGATGGATATGCCGATAGGGAAGTTCCGGCAGGCTGTGGCCGACAGCAAGATCTCCAGCGCAGAGGCGAAGAAGGCGATCCTGGAGGCGTTCGGTACGTCGTTCCAAGGGGCGATGGTGCGCCAGTCAGGCACATTCGCCGGCGCGATGAGCAACGTCCACGACTCGCTGCAGGGCGTGATCGCTACCGCTGGCCGGCCGCTGTTCAACGCGTTCTCTCAGGGCGCCAACGCCTTCGCCAGCTTCCTCATGCACGGCGGCAAGGCGCAGGCGATAGCGCGACAGGTCGGCTCGGGCCTGCAGACCGTGATCACAGGGGCTGAAGGACTCGCCCACGCGTTCGGGCCGCAGATCCTGAGCTTCTTCGAGGGGTCGCTGTCGCGCATCTCCGCGCTGGTGTCCGGCACGCTGATCCCGACGTTCGAGCGGATAGCGCCACAGGTGCTGCCGCTCATCATGTCCGTGGCCGACGTGTTCACTCAGACGATCGAGCCTGCTATCTCCTCCGCGATGCAGCAGATCATCCCGCTGTTCGGTCAGCTGCTGCAGGCGCTCGCGCCGATGGCGCCGTTCATCACCAATGTGATCGCGCCTGTCCTCCAGGGCGTGCTGATAGGTGTCGTCGGGTCGATAGTTGCCACCCTCAAGATCCTGATCCCGATCGTCAGTATCGTGGCGAAGGTGCTCGGCCGTATCGGCACGGCTGCGGCTCCTCTGCGGCCCATCCTGGTGAAGGTCGGAGAGGTCATCGGATTCTTGCTCGGCCCTGCCATGATCGGAGCCGCAGCCAAGAGCGCGAAGTTCCTCGGGATGATCGAGCGGTTCGGTGGGGTGTTCGGCCGAGCCGTCACGTTCGTGCTGCGCTTCGTCGCCCGCGTGAACGACCTTTTCGCCAGCATGGCGGAGAAGGTCATCGGCCTGGCGGGACGCATCTTCAGCGCGGTGATCAACAAGTTCTCGGGGCTCGCCTCATCCATCAGCGGCCTGGTCGGACGGTTCCTGAGCATCGCCACACGCATCGGGGAATCGCTCCTCAACCCGATCCAGCGTTACATGGGGCGCGTCGTCAGCTTCGCTCGAGGCATCGGAGGCCGCATCCTGGGAGCTGTCGGCAACCTCGGCCGGACGCTCTACAACGCCGGCATCCAGCTGATAGCGGGCCTCCTGTCCGGCATCACCGACAAGTTCCACGACGTGACGAATTTCGCTGGCAGCATCGCCGGCAAGATCAGCAGCATCAAAGGCCCGCTCGACTATGACCGCGTCCTGCTGATCCCGCACGGCCGAGCCATCATGGCCGGCCTCGAGCAGGGACTGCTCAGCGGCCAGGCCGATGTCCTGCGAGCCGCCAGCCGCGTAGCACCCGCGATCAGCCGCGCCGTGGCGCCTGGCGGAGCGGGCCTCGGGGCGCCAGCCCTCGCCGGCGCTGGCGCTGTCAGAGGAGGCCATACGTTCAGCTTCGGTGATGTCACCGTCGTGTCTCCCGGATACGATGCCGAAGCCATCGCGGAGAGCCTGATGGATTCAGTGGCCAGGCGAGTGAGGAGCATCGGGTGAGCAGGATCACAGCTGGACGGCTACTGGCAGGCGGACGCCTCGCTGTCCCGCCTGCCCCGAAGGTCTACTTCGGCGCCGACGATGACCACAACTTCACCGGCACCAACGGGATCGAGACCTCAGGCGAGCTCGGCCGGCGCATGGCCATCCGGCGCGAGCATTTCCCGTTCGGGAACGGGCCAGGCGGAAAGGGCCCGGGCCAGGGCGGGACGTTCCCATGGCCGAACGCGCTGGCCCGCTCGACATCGGCGCTGACCAGCCCGAAGGTCGCCTACTTCATCGCTCACGGATCGCAGGGCTCGGGCGCCACAGGATTCCCGGTCAAGACCGCCGGCGGTGGGTACAGCAACACCACCGGCTGGTCGAGCGGAGGCCACACCTACAAGGGGATCGACATCATCACCGCGGGCGGGTATGACGCCCCCTACACCGCCGCATTCGCTGCCATCGCAGCCATCGACGCGCCGATCTTCTTCAACCTGTGGATGGAGATGAACATTCCCGCGATGGGCGCCTACGGCGGTTACCAGGGCGGCACAGGCGGCGCGGGACAGGCAGCCTACATCGCGGCCTATCGCCACCTGCACGACCTTGCTGTGGCCGCTGGAGCCGACAACATGATCTGGGTTTGGTGTCCTACGCAGTTCGACCCGGACGGCAACAAGCTGACCTACTACCCCGGCGATGACGTGGTCGACTGGATCATGCTCGACCTGTACCGCCACCAGTTCTCAGGCAACGTCGATGACATCTACAACTTCGCTGTCAGCCACGCCAAGCCGTTCGGGATCGCTGAGAACGGATATGGCGCGTGGAGCGGAAACAACAGCCCGAAGGTCACGAAGGATCAGATGGTGGCCGAGCTCCGCTCCAGCATCCTGCTGCCGAAGTACCAGGAGACTTCAGCGCTGATCCTGTGGAACTACACCGGCTCGGTGGACGATGACCATATCGACGTGGCCTGGTCGAACTCGACCGGCACGAAATCGGCTTCGCTGAGCGCGGCAGCCCTCCAGGCGATGCAGGATCTGTCCAGCGCTTCTGAGTTCTCGGGCTACTACTCGGACTTCGGCGGAGGCGGAGGCGGAGGCAGCGACACCACCGCGCCGTCCGCGCCGACGACGATCGCGGGCCAGGCGACAGGGCCAGGCTCGGCCAGGGTCGACTGGAGCGGCGCCACAGATAACGTCGGCGTTGATCACTATGAGGTGTGGCGCTCGCTCGGATCGGTCGCGTTCGCGCAGGTCGCCTCCCCGTCGAGTTCGCCGTTCCTCGACTCGGGCCTGATCGCCGCTACGACGTACCACTATGAGGTGCGAGCCGTCGATGCGGCCGGCAACCGTTCGGCGTTCACCACCACCGTCGCCGTGACGACGCCGCAGGCCAGCGGAGGCAGCTTCTCGCTCGCGCCGATCCCGGACACGCCTGGTTTCTACAGCTCGGCGTGGACATCCACGAATAACGATGTCGGCCGGATGTGGGGAGCGGCTGAGCGCAACGGCGTGGTGTACGTCGTCGGAGAGAGCGACCACACGATCGACCATAGCGGCGGCGGCTCTGTCGACAGGACGACCACGCCGATGATCGCCGCGTACAACAAGGCGACAGGCGCGGTCATCCAGACCTATGCGCCGGCGCCCGACGACATCGTCCGCGGCTGCCAGCTGTTGAGCGACGGCACCCTGGCGGTGTGGGGCGCATTCTCGGCCATCGCCGGCTCGACCCGCCACGGCTTCGCGATCCTCAACACGCTGAGCGGCCCGACAGACACGACCGCTGCGAGCGTGCAGGCAGCGAGCCCCGACCTGCAGTTCACGGGCGGCATCGTCACGCGGATGGTGATCCAGGACGGCTCGAGCAGGGGATGGGCTGTCGGCACGTTCACGAGCGCCGGCGGCTCGGCTGTCCACAAGCGCGTCGCCCGGATCGTGAAGAGCGGCGGGACGTGGGGCGTCGACTCGGCGTTCACCGCCAGCATCGCCTCGGGCACATGCAAGGGACTCGGAGCCAAGAGCGACGGCAGCAAGATCATCGTCGGCGGCGACATCCCCAACGCGCTGCAGGCGTTCAACGGCGTGACCGGCGCGGCGATGTCCTGGGGCTTCCAGTTCCCGAGCGAGAGCGGCGCTCAGCACTGCCTCTCGATCACCGTCGATGACAACTTCGTCGTTCAGACCGGCGACTTCGGCCAGGGCGGAGGAGCGGCGATCTGCACCGACTGGAACGGCGGAGGGCCGAATAACCTCTCCGCCTTCTCGACACAGGGCTACTGGTACGCCGAGTGTGACGGCAACGTGCAGGCCAGCGCGAAGCTGTCGATCAACGGCGTCGACTATGCGGCGTTCGGACATCACGGCAATTTCGTGATGCCGAAGAAGAACACCGCCTATAGCACCGGATCAGATGTCGCCTCGGACGGCATGTTCCTGTTCCTGTGGGGCTCCTCCACTACCGACACCGTCGCCTATAACACGATCAGCTTCCAGCAGACCTCGGGGGAGAGCAACCCGCTAAAGCTGTGGTTCTACTCTCAGGATCCCGTCAGCGGCTCGATCGACATCGGCGGCGACTTCGGCCAGGTCAACGGCGACACCGACTGGAAGCGCTACATCCGCCTCGACGGCGCCGGCGGCACACAGGACACGACGCCTCCGGCTGCGCCCTCCAACCTCCAGGCCACCGCTGTCTCTGACACCACCGCATCCCTCAGATGGACAGCCAGCCCCGACAGCGACGTGGCGGGCTACCAGGTGCTGCGAGGATCGGTCATCGTCGGGACTGTCAGCGCGGGCGTGACCAGCTTCGTGGACAGCGGCCTCACCGCCGTGACGACCTACACCTACACCGTCAAGGCGATCGACACCAGCGGGAACGTGTCGAGCGCCAGCAACGCGGTTTCGGTCACGACCTCGAGCGGAGGCGGAGGCGGTCAGCAGGCGCCGCTGTGGAGTCAGCCCCCGAGCCTGTCAGACCTAGCGCCGTTCACCGGAGAGGCGGTCACAGTCGTGGACGGCATCGTGACAGGATCGCCTGCGCCGACTATCGTCAGCGAGGTGCAGGAAGCGTCCAACAGTGCTGCCGCGGCCATCGTGCTCGAGGGCGCGTGGGGATTCGGAGCCTTCTGAGATGCCACAGGTAGCAGTCCTCTGGATGGAGAACGCTGGCCGCTCGACGGCGATCCAACAGCCGAAGTTTGCATCCCTCGCACAGGCATACGCCGAGTGGACGGATCACGAGGGCACCAGCAAGCCGAGCCTGCCCGACTACGAGGCGTTCTCAGGAGGCGACTACTCCGCCGGGTGC